ATAAACATAACAGCATCCCATAACTCAGACTTACTAAAACAAAGTATTCTTTGTAGTTGTTCTGCTTCCATTTTTACTGTTGTTGCATTTGCCCTTGTTGTGGTGCTTGTTCTTCCTGTTGTTGTTGCATAAACTTGTCCGAAACAGGAGATACTCCAGTTCTTCCAATAACCTTGTTTTGCTGTTGCATAAGGCTCATTTGTAAGGACTTTTGATAGTTCTGGAAAATAGCCTGCACTTGTTTGTCTGAACTTAGGAACTGTTGTGCTCTTTGTGACTTTGAGACGATTTCCTGCATTGCCTGCATTTTTTGCTGTGCTTGAGGGTCGTTTTCTGGATAAGCAGGCTCAATGCCCATAAGCATCTTGGCTATATTGGTCTGCATGTCGTCATAAGTCTTTTGTGAAGCGTTTTGAGGAGATACAAGAAGGTCTCTAGCCGCATCCGGGGAGATACTTTCAACAATTCGTTGAATTAACTTACTTCTGTCAATTGAGCCAACAGAGTCCATAGGTAGAACGAATGAAGAAATAGCCTTAAGCTTTTCAATATTCCAATCAACATCTAGTTCTCTTGTGTCAAACTTAACTGCAAAGTCGTATTGGTCTTGTGCGTCGCTTGGGCTAACATCAAGTCTAGTTCCAGTAATTCTTTCAATAAGGTCTGGAGACATGTACTGTAAGCATAGAGAGAACATCTGTTTGTACATATCAGAACATGCGTTTAGGAACTTGTTTACATTATACTGCTGTTGAACCTGTGTTTTAATTTGAGGAATAGCTGCATTATACAAACCGTAGTATGCAGAATTCTTTTCTTCAACTTTCTGAATCAAATTAAACGCTAAATTAGGACTACCTGCTGGAGGTTGCATAAACTTGTAGTCATCTGTAGTTTGAACTGGAAGCAACACACCAGGTCCAATTCTATTCATTGTTCCACCACGCTTTTTAACCATCATTGGAGGAAGTGTTTCAAATGCCGTTCTGTCTCTTGAAGAGTCGTGCTGTGCTTTGATTTCTTCTTGGTCTGTATATGAAATTTCTGGAATACCTCTAGTTTCGCAAAGTGCTCTTCTTACATTTTCTCTACGGAACACAACAAATGGATATTCTCCGTGGCCGTAATCAAGCATTTCGTGTTTAGCATAACAATCTTCTCTTACATTTGGGCAAAAGATTGTATAATGAACGCAAGGAGTACCATCTTCTGTGATTTGTTTTGTGTATGCATAGACAATTTCAATTAAATTATCCATTCTGTTTAAAGTTCCAGCAACGCTCTCTGAAACAGGAATAAGGTTACTTAGTGCGTAGAATGCAGTCTTCCCCTGTGTTGAACATGCCTCTTCAACAAAATCTTCATTCCAAGACTCTGTCTGAGCTGTAGCACGAAGTTCAAACTCTGTCATAAATGTTCTTCTAAATACAACTCTTGCGTCCTGAAGTTCTAATGTCTCAGGAGGTACTGCAACTTCGTCATATGGCTTTAAAGCAGCTACAACTGGAAGATTCTTAGCAACATAACTTTCAAAAATACTTCCAAAACCTTCTTTTCCAATATCTCTAAAGAACTTTCCAGCTTCTTTCTTAGTCATATTAAATGTATTCATAATTAAGTCTAAACTTACATCATCAACTATACCTGCCTTAATGTTTGAAGAAATCATTTGAATTGCAGGATTTTCTGCAGCTAATTTATCAATGTCTTCAATTGAAATATTTACTTTTCTTTTTGCTAACTTTTGCTCCCAACCTACATGCATAACAGACCAGCCATAATCTAAAGTATACTGAATCCAAAGTTCAATTTCTCTTTCAAGTTCTCCTCTAATTTTGTTTTCAACAATCCATCTCATTAACAAATGAGCTGCACCAGCGGCTTCTGAGTCAGTTGAGTCAACTCCGCTGATTCTCAACTGCGAACGCTGCCAAGAAGTCATCATAATTGCAACTAACTCGTTAATAGTTTGGTCAATTAATCTAATTCTAACATCAGATGCTCCTTCAAACGGAAACGCTTGCTCTCCGTTTCGCATATTTTCAGAATGTTTTTTACCGTCATCGGACTGAGAGTGCCATCTTGCAAATCTAATATTATCTGCCTCGTTGAATCTTGCGACATTAGAGCCGCTAAAAATTGAACGATTAAATTCGCTAATTAGGTAATTGATTTCTGGCTCTTCTGTTACGAAAGCTAGTTTATCGTGCCTGGTGTTATATTTATCCATATATTTTAGTATGAGCCTCCACCTGCTGATTTATAAGTGTTTTCATTTACATGAGAAGGACTCATTACAGCAAGATATCTAAGACAATCAATAGGGTCTTTACATGCTCCTGCATCTTTGTCAAGCCCAGTCCACTCCTTCATGCAATAAATCAAATTTTGACAATCTTCAGAAACATACAATTTTGGCTGATTTAACGAAGAAAGAGATTGATTATTGTCATATGATAATAAGTCGTTGATTATTGAGATTCCTTGTTCTTGTTTAATCCCAGCAGCTTGAACGAAATAAAACGGGTCTGGCTCTTCGGCAATAAGTTCAATAAGGCTAGTTCCTCCTTCTTTCGAGATTGCTTGCGTTGCACCTGCCCTTGGGTCGATGTACCTTTCTTCGATAACTTCTTCGCCTTCGAGTTCTTTGATGATTTCTTTGTAGTCATCAATTCCCCTTCCAGAGCCATTTCCTTGAGCAAGCCCCCTTTTTCCGTCTGGTTTTTCTCCAGGAAGTGCCCATTCTCCGTAGGAGATGTCTGGCCATTCCCTGTAAACAAATAAACGACCTTCTTTGTCAACTCTGAGCCATAAGATAAACCAATTTCTAGCACCCGCTGGGTCGACGACCATATAGTTTGTCCCTTCTTTAGGTATTTTTTCAGGCGGTAAAATGTGGAGGTCGCTAAAGCGAGGTAATTGCGAACCTGCGAGGCTTTCAGCCCAGCCGTATGCACGGATTTTGATTTCGTATGTCGTTTTGCCAGCGAGTGTTTTCTTGAGGTTTTCATATGGGTTAAATGGGTTAAGTTTTGAGTGAAACCACATGATTGATGCGTCTTTTTTTCCGTGACAAGATGCAATATATGGCATTTCACCAGCTGGCGAGCCATTGGCGTGTGTTTTTGACTCTTCAAGTAGGTCTGCCTTTAAAGTTTTATCGAATCTGCAGCCTGATACATATTCTTTGACTACTGGACTGTAGCCTAAGATTGGAGTAAATGTTACGATTAGCTTTCCACCTCTTGTGACAATACGGTATCTCAATGTTTCAATCCAGTCAAGAGGAACTAATTCGTCGCACCAAACTAAGTCAACTTCGCCACCTTCAATCACATCTCTGTCCTGTGAATAGTTCATGAAGAAGCATTGTGATGTATTTGGAAGAATAAATGTATTATCTGAAAATCCGTTTTTCTGTGAATATTGAATATTTGTAACTTTGTTCTTTTTTAGTGTTTTCAATTCTTTCGGCATATACTTCCAGATTACATTCTGTTGCATCTGGACAGATGACTGAGATGTAGTGTGCAAGCACCATACACGAGCACCAGGGATTTCCATAAGAACTTTAATTGCCTTTTTAGCTGCCCATTCAGTCTTACCAGCACGATTACCGCCTAATACGCATAATTCGCTTTTAGCAGAAACAAGAGCGTCTGCTTCTTTCCAATGAGAAGGTTCATACCCGTGCCTAAATGGGTCTTCTTTTTCTAGCCTAATTTTGTCTTCACGCATTTCCAATACTTCTCTAACTTTGTCAATTCCAATACTTTCGGAAAGAGTTTTAATCTCTTCTACTGTTGGAACTCGCATTACTGGATGCGGAGTTAGTTTACTAATTAAGTCAGACATATTATACTTTTTTATTAAATTCGTATTGTTTTATTCTTTCACCAATCCATTTCATGCAAGGAACTGCCATTGAGTTTCCTATTGCTTTATATCTCAATCCATCAGGACATCTGTCGATAGGTTTACCTTTCCAAGGAATAAGAGTCCAGTCATCTGGAAACCCTTGTAGTCTTTCACATTCAATAGGTGTTAGTCTTCTTAACTGCATGCCTTCTTGCAATGCAAGTGGTTTATTATCTCCAAACTTTGACTTTTCTGTTAATGTTGGACATAAATCTCGCTCAGTTATTTTGTTATGCTTCCTTAATTCAGAAGAAACAACAATGTGCGTAGTTCTGATTTCTCCTGTATCAAACTTATTTAAAGTATTCGAATATTCACCTTCTACCCAGGTTTCGTTATCTGTAATAGATTGCGCTCTTCGTGATTTGCGGAAAGGATAGATATACCCTCCTAGTTGACCCTTATTGCAGGTTAAAGTGCCTGCTTTGTCAATAAACTCTCTTGCGTTTGTGTTGTCTCCTTCTCTCCATACAATGCTACCATCTTCAACGCTCTCTCCAGGGTTGGAGGCAGACTTTTCCCTTTTCTTCCTGCTCTGTTCAATATGCCCAAGCAAGCCTTCTTTGATAGACAAAATTTCTGATGGGGCTGTTTCGTCTCCAAGACATGCAACAACAAAGACTCGACGACGACGCTGGGGGACTCCGAAGTAGGAAGCGTCCAGCACTCTGTAGGCCCACCCATACCCGAGTTTTCCCAACCCTCCGAGGAAACAAGCAAAGTCCCGTCCTCCGTTACTTGACAAGACACCGGGGACATTTTCCCAAACGATGTATTTAGGTTTAATTTTTTCAGCAAGGGCGAGGAATGTAAGGGACAAGTTTCCTCTTGGGTCTTCAAGTCCGCCTCGCAAGCCTGCGACGGAGAAAGACTGGCAAGGTGTTCCGCCGACCAAAAGGTCGACTGTTCCTGGCTCGATTGGCCATTGTTTGTATTCTTTGAGGTTTCCATAATTAGGTGTGTTTGGGAAATGGTGTTTTAAAATAGCACAAGGGAATGGCTCTATTTCTGAAAACCCTATAGGCTTAAACCCTAAAGAGTCCCAAGCAACTGTAGCTGCTTCAATTCCAGAGCATACTGATAGATAGTTCATATTTATTGGTTTTTCGTTATTTGTATATTTTTTGTTTTTATTAGATTACTTATTGTAGCAACTTTCTGGCAACATCAGATACTGGTCTTTTACTGTGTTTACTGTAAATGCCTTACTATCTGACCATAACATACCAGAACCCACTGTTCCTTTTTTAATCTTGCCCCCATTTTTTCCAGTATAATGCCCAACAGTTCTTACTTTAAATACTAGCGGTTTGTTCATTTAGTTCGTTTATGTTACAACGCAGATATACTTGCGTCCTCTGCCAGCCGAAGGCTGGCTAATTTTCAAAAAATTGAGCAGCTAGGCTCAGTTTACATCTTCGTGCCTCTGTAGTTGACAGATGGACGAATGCCCTTGCAAGAACCCTTGCCATGAAAAGACTCAATGGCTTTGTTTCCTTTTGCTGTTGCTGTGATTTTAGGCTTCTTAGATGATTTATTATTTTTCATAGTAGTATGTAAATTAGTATTGTCCAAAGCGTTTAGGGTAGTGCGTGACAGTCATCATGCCATCGCTGATTTCTTTAAGCGGTACAAACATGCCAACCTTAAACATCTTGCTGTCCCTTACAAGGATTTTGCACGACTGACCACGAACTTCACAAAGTAATAGTCTCTTGTTCGCAGGTTTCTGTGTAACCATGCCGTAGACCTCAACATTAGTTGACTTATCAGAAGTACCCTCTGGCTTGGCTTTAGAGCCCTCTTTGGCTTCCAACCATGTAACCCCTTCAGAAGTCCAACAAACAGCCCCCTTGCCGCCTTTACGGTCTTCCTTTCGATACCAATGGATGTTCTCCTGAGCTTCTTTACGGTATTCAACTAACTTAGAACGACTAACCCCAAAATGCTGGGCAATGATAGTCTCCTTGTTCTCATGCAACATCTTAATACCCTCAAGTTCGCTTTCGTTATTCATAATAATACGATAAATAAAGGAACTTATAGCTTTGTCAACTCCTTTTGTATAAAAAATTTGTGTGACCTAATCCCTTGCACCTTTGTAGCTTTCCCCGGCGCGTCACCCCCTCCCCTCCTTTCCGCTTTTTCTGATCCTCTCAAAAATGCGTTGTCACAAAAAAAGGAGACCTTTCGGTCTCCCTGCTTTGCCTCTATTCCTGGAATTAGGATACTTCCGATTCTTCGCTCTCTTCGGAAACATCAGCCTCATTAGGAAGGCTGGCGACACCAAGCGACCGCTTGGCACGGGCAACGAAGGCTTTCTTCGTTTCCTGTCGACCGATGAGGACGATATCTCCAACAACCCGAAGAAGGCGGGCTGAGGCCTTATAATCATCTTCTGCTGATAGCATAACATAACCAACAATCGTACTACTGTTTTTCTTGAACAGGCACAGCACAACTTCGTTGTCGTGTAGTGCATCATTTTGTGGGTCTTTTATTTTCATTGTTTTTGTTTTTTTAGTCTCGCCTGTGTGTTAGGTTTAAGGCGGTAGCGGGCTTTCGGGTAGGTCTTACTGACTCGCTACTCAACTACTAAACAGGCTTTCGTGGATATGGTCGATTCCTATTTATGGGTAATTTCACACAGTAGCGTGGCTAATGGGGGTAGTAGAGTTTCTAATCCTGTGGCTTTCGTGCGTTGCGTAATTTCGGAAATGCTTTTTTTTCGTGGAACAAATTAGGCGACGAAGTCCAGGAACTCCAGGAAAAGCTTGGTTTGGTCTATCTACCAAGACCCAGGAAATGCAGCTTTCCTGGTCGGCCAGGTATTCCCCTTAATGCTGATTGTCACTCAATGCTGGATATCACCCATTTCAGTTATTTAATGCCTTTGCTGATTGTCCCCCAATCCAAAATTAGTCAACATAGCTGACTATCACTCATTTCGTAGTCAACCATTTTGTAAATAACATAGTTATGCTATAAACCATTTAATTGGCAATTTTCGTTATTTAAGCCTTTATAGGCTTATATCTATATACAGAGAGTATAGGTAATACTGAGACCAGCGATAATTGACTTTTCTATTAAATGCTTTAATTTGAAATAAGCACAAAAAAGGATTACCCGATTAAAGGTAATCCTGGATAATTGACTATTTTATAATTTAGGAATTTCCAGGTTCTATTTTAATCACATTATTCCAAGTATCGTAAATATCCTTGATATCCTGGGGGATCTGATTTTGAGGTGTTCCAGCATTTGTGAACTCACCGTGAGATTCCTCATTTCCGGAAGTGCGACCTCTTAGGTGGCTTTCGTAGAAGTGGCAAATGCGACTAATCGCAAAAGCTTTCAAATCTGGAGAAGCGTCACTTTTGAGTAAGCCTTGAATAGTGCTACAATCCTCTTTTGTGTTAAACACATAATGTAGCATTTTAGCCCAAGACTTGACTTTTCTGGTATTAAGGGAAGCTGAGCCAATACGGATTTCCAGAGTTGAGAACTTTTGGAAAGCGGTGCGATTTACTGCTTTATAGCGATTACGGCTATTATCGTCAAACACGCGACAATAGGAATTCGAAACTCGGCTAAATGGCACAGTAAACTGAATCCAGTTTTTCATCGCTTCATCCATTTTATTGGCTTTACGAGTAAACTTGTTTGCTGACATATGTCTTGAATCGAGGTGAATATGCAAACCACAGGATTTATTGACTTCGCACTTTTGCAAATTCATCCAATCCAAGGTATTGTCAATACGCATCGAATCACGAGGATCCGTTATATTGCAACAAAGGTTCATTTCTTGATAACCAAGTAATACCTGGCTTCCCTTAGTTGCAGAAACTGAGCCATCTCCCTTAAACCAGAGAAAAGGCTTA